AACACTCCATTTTTTGATATGGTCTATCTTTGAATGGTGTCGAATCTGACCCAGAAAGTATCTTGTAGTAAACATGTATATTACTATCACCTGGATTATTAGATGACAAGAATACACGAATATCACCAGCATCAAAACCATCAGCTAAACTAATTGGTTTTGTGATATATCTGGCCAAGCAAGGTCCACCGCTGCTGTCGTATTCTGAATTCAACACGATTGATGCGTTTGATACGATTGTACCTTCACCTGTTCCAGGTATGCTTATTGAGAAGTCATCATAGTATCCTGAACCAGAGGCAGCAACATTAATACCAACAACATTACCTGAAGCACCATTCGTTACAAGATAAACTAAAGCTCCTGTTCCAGTATTGGAAGTAATTGTTACCACGTTACTGTTTGAATATCCACCGCCTGTTGCAATAATATTGAAATCATCTATTGTGATTTCTGCATTATCGATAAAGTTTTCCCAAGCATTTAAATAAACACTCTCTAAAGAAATTAGTGGTGATACTGAACTATCAGAAGTGCCTACTGTTAATGATACAGTAAAATCTCCTTGGTCAACCAACTCTTTTCTTCTGCTTCCAACACTATATGAATCATCATCACCCATATTATATGTAACGAAAGGTATCAGATCACGATATAGAGTTTCTTTTGATCCACCTGCAACTTTAGATTTGAATTTATAATCGATTGTGAATGGACTATCAGATTGTGTTTCTAATTGTTTGGTTAACAATCTAAACTTATCGATATAGTATGTTGTGTTCTGTCTTTCACTCTCTAAAATAAATGTAGCTGGGTTGGTAGAGAACACACAACGGTCCATTTCAAACATCAAATCTTCATTTAGATATGGAACATATTCCATAGCGTTCTGTGACTTATACAAAGTACCAACGTATGGGTTTACTGAAACGTATTGGTTAGATGTTGTTGTGGCACCCTTTTCAGCTACCCATAATGAATATGATGGACTATCTGTTAATACAACAAGCGCATACAATCCTGGTCTTAAAAATACAGGAGAACCAAATGTAAATTGAGTGTAACTACTACTTGAACCAAATGTTGGCGAAGTAGAAGTATTAATTTCAAATGGGTACTTTGTTACAATTGATTCTGGGTAAATAAAGTCTGAAGAAGGAACTCCATTGACTGTAGGTCTTATTTGTACAGTAACAGGAATATTTTCTTCGTCTTTTACAGCAAAGAATAATTTAACATTCTCTAAGAACAATCCATTTGGATAGACTTCTGGATCAACAAAGAATGTTTGAGCCATAGGATCAACACGCCATGTTGAAGTAATTTCATCTGTTACTGTTGTAGATTGTAACAATGGTGATGTGGCATTTCCAACAAACTTAACACCTACATCTACGTTATAAACAGTATTCAATAGATTTGTTTTGTTTACTTTTATACCAGAAGAAACATATGCCTTTTCTGCGAAAGAAATGGCATCTTCATCGTAAGTATTATTAAACGATTCAGTTAAACGTAATACTCTCTCACCATTTCGGAATGTGGCGCTAGGTGGATAGAATACACCAGAAACTTCACCTAATTTATTGGCAATATTTTTACCTATGCTATAAACCCAATTAGAACTTTGTACTGAAGAAGGTATTGTTTCTGATATAGTTGCAACTTTAGTAGAAGTGTTGTATGCAATAATAGTGTATACTGCACCATATCCTTCAGAACTACCTGTTTGGTGTACAAATGTTAATGTGTTGCCAGCAATGTTTACTGAAGGAGCATCTGTAGCCAATGTTACAGAACTTGAAGATACAGCTCTAGTTACACCTGATCTGTGATCTAATACTGCGTCAATGGCATATGTTGTTTTAGAATCTACACCCCAAAGAACTTTACTTCCAGTTAATGGTAATCCTGTTTCATTAACTACGCTAACATTAGAAGAACCTTTTTCACTATTTGTAATTATAACCAGTCTATGTGAGGTTCCACCTGAATTATAAGATGTAATGAAATTGCCTAATTCAGTTCCATTGTTAGCTAATATTGCTAATTCACCGGAAATGAATATAGAATTAGAATAAATTCCAGATGCAACTCTTATTTTTGTAGGAACAGCAGTAAAGTTATCAACTGCAACACCATCAAAAAACGCATAATATGTAGCACCAGGTTTTAGTGAAGATGCAACAAATGTAATATCTCTAGATTTCAGATAAGGTTGAATCGCTAAATCAGTAACAAATGTTCCAACATCAACTTCAGATGATGAAGTACTAATTTGTTTCATATTGAGTTCAGCGCCTTCAGATATAAAAACTCTATCTGTTGTCGTTTGTAAGTTACCTCTGCGATTTCCACCCAAATCTACAGTTGAATTATCTACTGTAGATACAGTTTCAAACCATTTACTATCCACTACTTTTGCAAATGGATTGTCTTTATCGTTAACCCATGTAGGATTCTGATCTGAAATATATTTAAATGCATCATTGATAAAGTTGAAAGCACTATCTATTCCTTGTGTAGAATTCAATGTAACTTTTGCAGTATGTCCTGTATCAACATCTCCAGTATATTCTGGGAATAATTTCATTGTTCCTTTAAAGTTGGCAAATAAAGCATTTGCAATAGGAACAAATTTTGTTGCATATGGTTGTGATGCAAATGATGTTGGAGAATAACTTAACATCAATGACTTCTGTTCATTGACACCAACTGCTGCATAAGAACCTGATGTGTTAGAAGTTGACCACTTCATCTTAAAGGTTCTCATTAGAGATGCAGGTTTTAATTGACCTTCTTCTATCAGGTTTCTATTGTCAAATCCTACATCACCATATGTTGATTGAACGTCACGATTGGTGAAGTTATCAACTAGAATACCGTATTTTGATCTTTCTAATCCATCAGCATCTAAAATTTTAGAATCAGCCGCATTTTTTTCCAACGATGTTAATGCAACATAATATTCTAGACCTTTAATTCTCTTTTCAAAGGCACCAATATCATTCATTGTAAATCGGCGATTGTTTTTAAATTCTGCTTGAATATCTTTAACTGTCTCTGTATAAGGAGGAATAGTTAAAGTGTAGATTAACATATCGTTAACATCTACTGGAGGAGGTATTGGTGTTACTGCTGATTTACCAGAAAGAACTGAAAATTCTTTTGAAGGTTTTACAACAAGTTTGTCAATTCTTCCAAGATAATATTCAAATGACAATTCTGCTGTCTGATCTGGATCGGGATTCGCAGCACCATAGAAAGTGTTTGATGCAATTTGTCTTGTAGGTCTAAAATCTAAACATGAACGTAATGATATAATCTTACCATCTTCATTATTTAAAAATCTTGTCATATCATTATAGGTAAAATTAGAACCTGCTTTTAGATATGAATCTACAGTAAATAAACCTTCATTTTGTGGAGAAGGTGCAGCTTGATGTTTTAAATATTTGTATTGAATTAGTAATGATGAACCTGTTGGTGAACTATAACCACGTTTCAACTTAATTGTAGCATGATCATAGTGTGTTTTTCTTTGTCCATTATTAAATTCATAATGACTTGTAACATCATGGTCATCATTTGTCAACATTGCGGTTGTTACGTTGCTTGTTGTTGATTTGGAATCTGTAATACGAATAATTTCATAAACATCAGGTACCTGTAAACTTACTGCAACACCTGGTGTTTTTAGTTGTGCAATGGTATTGGCACCATCAAAGAATGTCGCACCAACATCTTCAAACACCATGCCATCAGTAATGAGAGTTACTGTACCAGTATTAGAAAAATCTAAAGAATCACCAGCAGTATCTAAATTGTAAGGTACTTTTGCATGTAAATCTGGACCTGTTGTTAAAGGTATTAATTGTTTACCTCTAATTGCACCTGTGGTGCCATCTTCGGCGTTATTAACTTTTGTTGTTATAATAAAGTCTGCACGAACACCAGCAGTATCGAAATCTACCTCAATAGAAGTGTTACTAATTGCTGTAACAGAAAATAAATTGTTAGCTAAACTTATAACTGTATTTGGTGTTATGCCTGAAGTAGCATTCGATGTTGAGTTGTAACGAATAAAACAAATAATATTGTTAAGTATCTGATTATCAGATAATGTTCCAGGTGAGCCAGCAAATGCAAAAGTATCTGCACCAGTAGTGGAGATAGTCATCTTGCCTGTACCATCAGACAAGTTATCTGCATAAACTTTTCTAGCATAGAAATCAAAATTATCAATACTACCAGCTTTGATAGATTCAAATGGAGTATCAAAAATTAAACTATTTCTTGTTGGTTCTGTAATGAATGAATAACCAGTTACAGGATCTTTTGAATCGTTTCCAATATTGGCAGCAAAACTTAATGCTGATCCCGATTTTGAAGAAATTGATTTTGCAACTTTGAAATCGGATTCAATCGAGTAAGTATTTGAAGCTGGAGTAAATGGTAAAGCTTGTGATAGTGTTATTGTTTGTGCAATACTATTTGATTCAGCAATTAAAATTGGAGCTAAGAACTGGCCAGCACCATCAGTAATTCTGAAATACATGTTAGCATAACAGTTTGCTTGACTTATTGTTGATGATGTTGAATCCAATTCTATGACTGTGCTTGTTGATCCTACTGGAAGTACAGTACCCGTAATTGCTCTTGATGATACATCAAAAACATTGACGGCAAAAGTATGAGTGTCACCAACAGCTGACAATGAAGCATCATTATACTTTATCATGTTGGCTCTTAGTGAACCAATTTTTGTAGAATTATAGGCAGCATCAGAACTGGAGTCTATTGTACCATAAGAAGTACAATGAATGTCCAATAAAGGAAAATTAGAAATGTCTAAAGTTCCGTATGTGTTTGCAACAACCACATAACTGGAATAACTTGTAGGCAAATCATAATCTGAAACATTAGATGTTTGTCTTGCTCTAGGTATTGTTAACTTTGTTGGTGCGATGGTCTGAACTTCATATCCACCAACATATGCTTTACCTGGATCCAATACAGCTGTGAAGGAATCAGAATCTATTTGATTGTTTGCATCATAAGATTCTTCTTCTAATGACAATACAAAAGGATCAACAGTATAGTTGCCAGATTCTTCAAAGGTTCTTCTGGCCATAACCTTTTCTATTTCATTATAGATTGGATAATCAATCTCTTTTGTTTTTATACCATCAACTAGTCTGATAACTTCAAAGAATGAAGATTCATCAGCAGAATCTAAAGTTCTTTTCGATAAGCGAGTTGCAATCTCATAACGATTTGCACCTGGTGCCTGATAGTTAAAAGAACCTTGAGCAGGATCTAAAAGAGAAGTATCGTCAATTTCATCTACGATGTTTTCTTCAAATTCAATACCTACTTTGTAAGTTGGTTTTTTATTGATTGTTGTTGCATTGTATCCTAATTTGTAGAAAGTTTCAAGAACTAAAAATTGTGGTACAACTTTTACAAAATTACCTTTAAAATAATAAACACCTTCTTGAATACTTGCAACATAAGAACGACCTACTGCATTGTTATCTCTAACTTGAGCAAAAATATTTTGCCCATATATTTTCAATTCATCATCTTCATCAAAAACATCTGCACTTAAATATTTTAAAATGAGAATAGGATTACTTGTGCTGTCATCAACAGCAATAACTTTAGCTCTAACAAATTTTGATGTATTATACGATACAACAGTTTTATTTAAAAATAAAGAAACATCAATATCTTCGTTATCATATTGACTATTAAGGATTAAATAAAATGCTCGGTCATCTAGAGAAATTTTACCGCCAGTAATTGGACTACCACTTTTGAAAATGTGGTTACCAAATTTTTCAATTTGATTTTGTAATATTGTTTGTAGTTGAGTTAGTTCACGAGCCTGAACAGAATATCCAGGTCTAAAAAGAACTCGCATGTAGTTCTTATCTTCATCAAAATCATCAAAATATGGGTCGTAATTAAAAAAAGTTGTCATTTATTCCTCTAGAACTTTAAGATAAATCGTATTCTATCAATTTGGTCGGGATCTCTAGTGATAGGAGTCTTATCTGAAACGTATAATATTTTTCCTGAATATAATTCTAAACTAGGATTGGTCTTATTTATGGCTACTCGGATAGCACCACTTGTATGACCTTTTATTGGTTCATTGGTAGCAAGTGTACCATTTATGTTATTCAAATATAACAAATTTTGAGATTCATCAAACGATATAACATCCGCACTAAAAGTTGATGTTTCTAAAGTTACTCCTTGAAAGACCAACTCATCGTTATTGAAATCACCTACACCAGGAGATACTTTTATTTTCGTATATAAAGTATATAATTCATCGCCGGCCAATTCTGTGGTATCATACTCATAAGGATTTTTTAGTAGTGTTATTTCACGATATTCGTTGTCAGCAGGAAAAACACCATCTTCACTACCATCAAAATCAACGTTGAATAAGATGGTATTGGCATATAATTCTTCGACTGGATCATATCCGTGACCATTTTGTGGTGATAAAACCACTTCAGCGGTGGCACCACTACCTACTCCACCTGCAACATCTGTAAATGTTAAGTTGGCCTTTGTGTATCCTTCACCTCTATTCTGCACAATAATATCGATAACTTGACCACCAGAAACGTTAGCTTTTAATATAGCATCTGTTCCATCACCAGTAATTGTTATAATATCTTGTGATGAACCGTCAACATAGTTATTGCCTGCATTGGTTATTCTAACAATATCAATACTTCTATTTACAGCAGCAGTTCTAACAAACCTATTGTAAACAACAGGCATATATTCTTCTGTTAAAAACTTTTGTTTTTGTAGTGAAGTTAATGTGTATAGGTACTTCCACTTATAACCATCTGGTGTCTCAAAATAAGGTTCTTCTAGTGAGGTTGATGAAAGAGATAATTGTGGTTCAGTATTTGAATTGGTTCCACCATTATTCCAGAGACACTTAAATACCTGATCTTTTGAATTTAACACATAAAATGGTGTTCCAGCAGGACAAACACCGCAAGAAGCAAAAGTGAAAAGTGTGTTTGAACTCCAGTTTACTCTTGGTACAACAAAAGATGCATTTTCTTGACTTATTCTTTTTGCTACTATTCCTCTATCATAATAAGAATTTAAATTTCTTATAGACTGTCCTGGTGTAGGAGCTACTTCTGTTCCTGCGTTCCATGGAGTTTCTTTTCCTAGTATAGCAAATAGGTATGATCGTCTATTTAATGGTAGATAGGCGTTTGAACTTACGTCAAGTAAGTTGTATATACTTTCCGCCAAAAGTGTTGAAAATTGATATGTTAGTAAAGAAGCCATAGGTCTATTTATTCGATTTTTTGAAGAATTGCTGTTATTGAATTGGCGGTAACATCAAAGGTTCCAGACACCAATATGGTATTCGCATTGACATAGGTTACCGTTCTAACATCATCAACAATAACATTTATCGTTTCTCCATTAGATGACACGTTTATTGTGCTAGAGAATATAAATGTATTGGAATTTGAAACACTCAATACGGTTCCTGTATTGCCCGAACTTATATAAATGCTATCTCCGTCTTGAAGATCATTTATAAAGGTCGTGTTATTTCCATAAATCACATTTGACGATGTAGTAACATTTACAGTACCATTAGTTGATTTGTAAAGACTTGTCAATATAATAACATCACCAACATTTACCGTATTCGATAAATCTGGACTTGATCCTGTTGCAACGATATTGTTTGAACCAGAAAGTATGTTAAAGGTGTTTGATAGTGTCACTTTTGTTAAGTGTATGGTATCAATTTCTGCATCAGTAACATCTTCTTCGTTTTCATTTATTCTGTTGACAAAAGTTTTTGTTCCTAAAGGATGTATAATTTCATTCAAAGATTTCTTAAATTTACTATAGTCATTTTCTGTAGAAATGAGGTATGAGAAATTATGATATTTTTGATCATCTTGTAGTTTTTTATCTGAACTAGGCTGACCGTCAGTATTCAAGTAAATACCTGGATAACGTATCAGACCATTTTCGAATTTAGCAGTTGCTCGAGCTTTACCATCTCCATAGTAATTTACAGAGACCACATTTGCAGAAACTTCAGGATCAGTATTTGAGGTAATCTGAAGTGCAGTATTTAATGTGCCTCTGTAGTTGAATATTCTCAATAA